AACAGCACCGCTTGGCCTGAATCCTGCTCAGGTTCACGGGCCACCTCAAGATTGCGGACCGCCTGCCGGTAGTAGCTGGGCTTCAGCTCGATGCCGACCCCACGCCTTCCGGCCTTGACTGCTCCGTAGACCTCGCTGCCGACGCCCATAAAGGGGGTGAGGACGGTTTCGCCTGGGTTGCTCCACATGATTACGGCACGATCAACCACATCCAGCTGCAGAGGATGGACGTGCTTTTCGTCTTCGCCATCCTTGGCACTGCGGAACTGCAGAACGTTATCAATCCTGATGTCATCCCATACACTGGAGGCATACTGGCGCCAGATCCACTGGCTATATTGATTCTTTTTCTGATCTCCATTCATGCCCCGAAAACCATTGAGATCAGCCGGGACGTTGCGTTCGCCGCTGTAATGCATCAGTCCAACCTCATGCACTACCGGCACCGGGTTTTCACCTTTGCGACGGAACATCAGCAGGTAATCAGCGTTGGCGATGCTGTTGCGGGTTGAGTCCTCACACAACGTCTTATGGTGCAGGCTCTTCATCATGGTGCGATTACGAACCATCAGTGGTTCTTTCCAGATCACCCGCCGACCGCCATAGGCAAACCCTCGGGCTTCATGCTCTTGGATGATCCGACCTGGCAAGTCGAACATGGCATCGCATCCAGCATTGCTGAGAGGAATGTCCATGCAATGGACTGCCGAAATCCGCCCCGGCATGGTGATGCGGGAGATTTCGTCAACGCAGAATCCATAGTGAGCGAAGAACTCATCGTAGTTCAGGCAGTTAGACATGTCGCGGTCATCGCTGCTGTACTGATACAGGCCGGCGAACGGCGGAGAGTAAACCGTGAGATGCACTGATGCGTCAGGCAGTTGTTGCATCACCTGAATGCAGTCTCCGTTGTAGATGGCGAAGTTGTCGGTGATGAGCTGATCTTTCACAGCCATTGTGGGATCCTCGGGGTGGTGGTGTAGTGGTTGGTGCGTTTGATCGTGGTGGCGCTGTTCATCTGTGCCACCAGTTCCTCGAACATAACAGAAGCGCGTTCCGCTTTGCTGCGCATGTTGGCCAGCACTCTGGCCTCGCCTTCTGTGGCAATTACATCAAGCTGAACGGTGCTTCGCTGGCCGAATCGCCAGCAGCGGCGGACGGATTGGTAGTACTGCTCGTAGCTGTGGCTGGCAAACGTTACCACATGGGCGCAGTGCTGCCAGTTCAAGCCCCATGCGCCAATCTTTGGCTTAATCACCAGCACCCGCTGATCGCCGGCAGCGAAGGATTCGTACAGTTCTACTTTTCGATCATCTGGTGTGCGACCGGCAACCTGGGCGGCATCGGGAATGAGCTGCTCCAGTAGATCTCCCTCGGCATTGGTGTGGCACCAGATCACCGCAGGACGATTATGGTCTACCAGTTGCGCTGCAAACTCACACCGCTCCTGAATGGTTCGCTTGCGCTCTTCGCGCTCCTCCGCAAGACCAAACGCCGGCATTGAAAACAGCATCCCGCCTGGCGGTGTAGCAGGCGCAATAATGTGATCACGCTCCAGGAGTGGCGGCAAGATGAATCCGTCGTTGGGGTAGCCGATATCAGACGGCATTCGACAAGCCCTAGCCCAACTGGCGACCCAGCGCCAGAAGTGCTCACGGGCATGATGTTTAAGGCGCCACTGGCCGATGGTCTGCGACACCCGAAAAGCAAGCTTCTTATAGTAGTTGGCATTGGTGCTGATCATTGCCTCTGCTGACTGCTGCAGTCGCTCTTCGCGTTTCTGCCCTTTGTCGTCGAGCTGAGCGAAGAACCGACGGAGCATATCGCTGTAGCTCAACTCTCCTAACGCTTCTGACGAATTGCCAAGCTCTGTGTAATCATTTGGCGCAGCTGTTGCGGTACAGAGTAGCCGATAAGGCATTTTTGCCATGAAACGCGTAATGGCTTTCCTGGTAGAGCCGCTAAAAGACTTAAGAATGCTTGACTCGTCGCAGACCACTGCGCCAAAGTCGTTCGGATTAAATAAATGGAGCCTGTCATAATTAGTGATGACAATCCGCCCCGGCACACTGCCATCACTGGACCGGTGGCATTCGATGCCGAACTTTTCGCCCTCGCGGACGGTCTGAGCTGCAACCGCAAGGGGCGTCAGGATCAGCACCGGCTTACCGGTATGACGGGCCACGTTTTCGGCCCAGGTGAGCTGCATCGCGGTTTTACCCAGGCCGCAATCAGCGAAGATCGCGGCCCGGCCTTTGCGAACAGCCCACTGAACCAAGGCTTGCTGAAAGTCAAACAGTTGCGGCGGCATGAAGACGGGATCAAACCCGTGATCAGCGCCGGTATGGAGCTTGCGCTCCAGGAACTCGGCGTAGGTGGTGGTCATGGTGGATGGTGGTACGTTGTCACTCTAAGGCATACGGTTCACCTGCGCCGCTGCTGGAGGGCGGCCAGGTCCAGCGCAGCACGCCAGGACTCATAGTCGCCGTAGCGGCTGCTGGGGCTCCACGGTTGCCGCCAACGCTTCAAGGCGCAGTCGGCGATGTTGTCCCAGTCGAGGGGGGTCATGCCACCCTCCGGTTGCGTTGGACCCAGCGGGTCAGGCGCACGGCGACCACCAGGGGCCATACGGCCCCAGCGATCAGTGCCGCGGTCCATTCCTCCCACCGTCGTGCCTCACGGGGCCGCACAACGGCCATAGCGGTAAAGGCTGCCGCCCAGCAGTAGATCTCAAGCATTGGGGGCCTCAGGTTGGGGGATGGATGCGACTTGCACCCAGCCGCACATCAGCGACCGAGCCCACACCGTGCCGTCGTTACAGGCGGCGTACATGTTGTCAAAGGCGGCGCACATCGCGTAGACCACGCGGGTCGGGGCCGGCGCAGGCGGTGGGGTGGGCTGGGCAGTTCGGGCGGCAGCGTTGCGGCTCCACCACGGCTGGCCGGGGACGACCACGGAGTAATGGGCAAATACGCCTTGTCCGGGGATGCTGCATGGCTTGTAGGGGACTCTTACGTCCCCTTGCCTATCCGCATCTGCCGCCGTTGGTAGGCGGTCGGTGATCCATTCGGTCATGGTGTCATTGGTGAACACTTCAGCACCATAGCACCGCAGGCCCACGATGGCCCACCTAGTACACCCTTCGCATTCCTCGCACCACTCGTCCCGCACTCCCACGCTCCACGGCATACCGGCGGTGCACCACATAGCCCAGCGCATCGGCCATGTGGTCGTGGCCGGTCTCCTTGTCGGGCAGCCCCTTGTCGTCGTATGCCTGCAGCTCTAGGCTCTCGATCGTCTTTTTGCACCTCGGATGAATCCAGAAGCGGGTCTGGCCGTGGCCGTTCTCGAGTAGTGCCTGCACGGCCGCGACGCGATCCCGGATCGGTGGGTTCGCCGCAGGTGACTGGTTGCTGATCCCGTAGCTCTGCAGGATCGCCACATCCGACCGGCTGCTGTTGGTCGAACGGTTTGCACCCGAGGCGTCAGGATGGCCGAGGATCTGCGCCCGTGGGTAGCGGCTGCGGATCTCCTGCCCCATGGCATCGGTGTCATGGGCACCGGCGATCTCATCCCAGACCCAAAGCTGCCCTTTGCGCTCGACTGCCAGTACCGCATTGCAGTTGCCGACGTTGAAGTCGCAACCCATCAGCAGGGCCTCATCGTCCAGGTCCGGCTCGTCGAACGCGACGACGTGCAGATCCCGCCGGAAGCGGTCGTAGACCATCCCAGCGGTCAGGTTGACGAACTCACCGTCGAGGTACGCCCGCAGCAGGTTCGGGTCGTAGTTGGCCTGCAGACGCTCGATGAAGTCCGGCGGCAGGTGTGGATTGTCGGTCGTGCGCATCCGCACCAGACGGCGATCGGCCCGACCGTCTGCCTCATCTGAGGCAAACGTCTTCCACATCCACCGGAAGCCCTCCGGTGTCGAGGCTGCGGCGAACTGGCGGACGTTACCGGCCCGCAGGCGGCCGAGGATCTTTGGGAATGCCCGTGCGGCAATCGAGGGGGCGACGGTGTCGATCTCATCGGCCAGCACCCACGCGAGGTTCAGGCCAATGATTCGGGTCCAGTTCTCAAACGACCGGCACAGGATCTTGGTTGCTCCGCCCGGCAGCATCAGCACGTATTCCGGCAGGGGTGATGACCGGAAGGTGTAGGGGATGCCGTAGGACTCCAGGAAGCTGTCGAACTCCGGCAACCAGATGTCCCGAATCAGCGGCCCTGTGGGCTCCAGGACGGCCCCTTGGAATCCAGGGTTGAGCATCGCCATGGCAACCGCCTTGGCACATAGCGCATGGGTCTTGCCGGCGCCATAGCCTGCGGAACAACCGAGGATCTCGACCTGCGAATCCTGAACGAAGTCCCGTTGTCGTGGGTGCAGATCGTCGATGATCGCCGCGAGGGTGGCATCAGCATCGAAAAAGGCAGCCTCCTCATCGAATGCGAGGACACTGCCCGGATCTTGACAATCGAGCAACCCCATCAGGCAGCCATGAGGCCACAGGCGGGCGATTCAGCCTCGTCGTCGTCGTCGTCCTCGCATACCTCGTCCTCGTCCTCATCGTCGTCATCCTCGTAGGCGCCAACGATCAGGGCGTGCTGAGCAACCGCGAGGGCAGCGATCATCTCGGCAACGGTGGCCTCCTGCTCATCGACGATGATGGTGTCGAGCAGCTCAACGAAAGTCGCCACG